GTTACAGCATCTTTCCAATGTAATAGAACAAGTTTAGTTGTCATTTTAGTTTCCTTAGAAATGTTAAATATTCTGCTCCTTCCTCTACCTCCCAAAATATCTTAATAAAGTCAGGGTGTGTGTCAGGTAATCTTGTATTAAATACTGCTACTGCACAGGGCGACATCATTTTATTGGGTAGGTTTAACATCTTAGCAAAGTTGTCATATTTTTTATATGAGCCTACTTGTACGCAGTGCATAACGATTTCAGAGTCAGCATCTTTAACTGGCAGATAGCCACTAACATGAGTGTGACCTGCCATTAATAAATGGTCTCTTGAATTGAATAGGGCGTGTTTGACAATACCATGAGCTGTATTATACATACTATGTCCTTTAAAATTATGTGAACAATTTACTCTTATATTGTGTTTAGGTAGTTTTAGTTTGACTCTAATATTGTGGGGTTGATAAGTTGTTTTAAGTGGTCTTGTAATCCATTTTAAAGGATCGCCATCTCCACTCCACATGTCATGGTTTCCAGCTACAATAAATAACCAGTTAGTGTATTTAACTAACCACTCTGTTAACTGCCAAGCCTGTTCTGCTGAAGTAGTTTGCTGTGCCCAAAGACCTTCTAGTTTAGTTCTTCTAGCCCAGTTGTTTTGTAAATCGCCTACATTACAAGCATACATACCATCGGTTTCATTAACACAGTTTAAGTGTCTAATTACCGAAGGCATATCACAACCATCATCATCAATGTGAGGATCGCCCATAATATACAAGCCAATAGGTTTGTCATCATTTATTTTTATGTTTAAAAACTTTTCGTTATTTTCTCTACTTTCTTTTCTGTTAAAAGTGTCAACTCTTAACTTAACTAAATCTTCTGTTGCTATTTCCTCATCAGTAAAATCATTTTGCAATTCAAATCTTTTAGTTACTTTAGGTTTGTTTGTTTTTTTACCACAATCTCTACACTCATATCTTTGTGGTGTTCCAACAATGTGTTTATCTTTTCCTCGTTTTATAATATGGGTTGATCCACAAGTAGGGCAAGTTAGCATATTGCCTTCATCATCTAGTTGAACTACCCCTACATTGGTAAAATTACCACCATTATTATGTAGTGCCATAAAATTACTCCTTTGTTTGTTTAATGAGGTATTCGAGATACCATTTAGCTTTTTCTAAATCTTGCACAGGGGTACCTTTATATGGAAAACGAGTAACATATTTAATTATGTTTCCACGAACATAATCCATTTCCCAAGAACGAATGTACTCGATTGTTTCAATACCCTTTGTATAATGTGCAGGGTGATTAATATTGTCTATCTTCTTTTTCTTCATCTATCTTTTCAAGTATATGTTCCCATGGTATAGGAATATATTCACTATCCCATGTTATACCACCATAAAGGTAGTCTTGTCTAGTTTCAAGTTTACCATTGATTCTAAACAATGCTTGATTATCAATAGATTTGATAGCTTTTATGATTTTCATTTCACGTTTTGTGAAAGGAATATTCATACTCATAACTAACTCCAGGTTAATAATTTTATACAAATTAAAACAATTAACACTATAGTCAGAAGCTCAAAGATACTAACTTCAGGCTTCAAATATTTAGTTTTTATTCTATAAAAAAACCAATTAAAAAATTCAGGTTTAACAGTAATAACAACTCCTATTAGCAACGCCAATAGTAGTGCTTCTTGTATCATTGTGATAAAGGATTATCTGACCTTGCTTTCATCTCATTAACTTTAGCATTTAATACTGCTATCTCAGCTTTGTTAATGGCAATGTCTGCTGTCAAGGGTTTAATATCTACTGACTGTCTAGCTTCTAATACTTCTACTCTTTGAATTAATTGTCCTTGATAGACAAACAATCCACCTAGAGTAATAACTAAACCAATAGCTCCTGTGATTACTTTAATATCCACGAATCCTCCTCAGATGTTCTTGTGTTCTTATAACTTCATCAATATTTTTTTGAATGTTTGTTTGACGTTGTGCCATAGAGTCATTGTAAACATTTTGATTCTCAGCATATATATCTCGCAAATCAACATATTCTCTTTGGTCATTATAATTACCTCCATCAATATTTAATTGATTATTAAATATATTATTGTTGGTTCGACTATAATTGTCTAGTGAAATATTGCTTTCCATAGCTTTTGCTATTATCAATGATGTAGCCACTAGCCTTTGATCTACTCGTTTAAGGGTTTCATTGACTTTCTTTTCTATAGATTCTATTGAAATAGTTTGAGTACTGACTCTAGTGTTTCCTTCAACCCTGCCTTCTTCCACCTCAGTATCTCGGCCTTCGAGGGTTTCCTCTCTTGCAACAACTGTTTCAACTCCTCCATCTCCTGATCCACCATCTGTTGTTTCTCTTTCTCCGATAGTTTCATTTACTTCTTCAGAAGCAACTGTAGTTTCTGTTTTAGATTCAAAAACATTGCTTTCAGTTTGTTCCATAGGTTTAGAGGTAGCTTCTTCAACTGGAGCTTCTGCTGTAATTTCTTCGGAGATAATTTCTTCTGCAAATTCTTCAACTTTGGTTTCGTTAAAACTTTCTCTTGTTTCAACAAAGACTTCTTCGACTTTGATTTCTGTTGGGATTTCTTCGAAGGTCGCTTGATTGTCATATGGTATCTCCTGAAATACATCAACAACTCCAGCATTTAATTCCTCAATAGCTTGTGGTTCAAAATTAAATTCTTCTACCATAGACATTTCTATAATAGGTTGTTCTGTTATTTCAAATGTAAATTCTTGTTCAGGTATATACTCGTAAAAGTCTATATCTTCTGATACATTATACACTGTTTCATTCACTGTCTTCAACTCAGCTACTTGTGTATTTGACAACTGTACTGGCGGTGTATTATCGTAAGTTAAAGTTATATATGGATCACGAACATCAGCAGAATAGTGTCCTACTTGCCCTCTAGTGTCTTCAAACAATATACTCATACCTAATTCATAATCAGCACTAGTATTACTACCTATGATTATAGTGTTAGCTACATCATGTACTGTACCCCTAGAAGCAAGATAGCTTTTAGTTTGTGATGTAACTGAGCCATCATCTAAGGTTACAGATTGTGTAATATGTACTGTTTGATTACTATACCAGTGAAATATCTCTGCACCAGCAGTCATGTCAAAACCACTTTTTAAAGCATCATTCTCATAAACTACAGAGGTTGAATGTGTTAAACCATTCCAACCAGCTAAATCATTAGGAGAGTGCCAACTATTAACTGGGTTATCCCATGAGCCATCTGTAAAATCTTGGCTAATAAGATTGGTAGTAGTAACTACTTCAGCAAATAAAGACAAAGGAAATAATAATAGTATTATCCTAATCATTCCAAGTCATACTCGGTTTAGTTGTTTGACCCCTTAATTCACCTTTACGTTTTTCAGTCCATCTTGCTTTAGCTTTCTCACCAATTAATCCATCTATAGGGCAAGGTGTACCAGCATCCATCATTGCTTCCCATACATTCTCATCTTGACACATTAAAGATATTGCTGCGACTTTCATGCCTAATTTAGCTAATACAGCTACAGACTTTCTTCTTTCACAGTTAGGATCTGTATAATAGCTCCCAAAAGAGCCTGAGAAGCCGATTACAGTCATTCCTGCTGCAAGTGGTATAACACAGCTATCTTGGCCATAAACACTCATACTGGGTGCATTAGAGGGGTTTACAGCAGTTTTAGTATTTGTGCTGTTATTGGTTTCGTTATTCGTTGTGCTGTTAGAACTAGAACCTGATTGATATGTGGTGCTTGATTCATACCCACCTGTAATGGCTGTGTTAGATCCTGCATTATTAGATTGTGTATTAGTTGTAGCTCCTGAACTTGTTACATCACCTATTGCATCAGCTACGCCATAGACTAATATCAAAACCAACATTACCCATAAGCATTTCTTAGTTATGATTTGCGACATTTCCATTTCCTAAGTGCTAGTGCCTTTCTTGTCGGTCTGCCCTTAGAATCTTTCATAGGACCTTTAACGCCACCCATTCTTGCACAAAAACTAGCCCTTCTTCCTGCTGCTTTAGAGCCTTTGGGTGCTTTACCTGTTACAGGTCTTTTAAGATTAGCTCCTGTAGTTCTTTTAAAAAACTTTCTACCAGCTTCGTTTAATCCACCAGTTTTGCTTTGATATTTTTTAGCTACCATGTTATTTCCTAGTTAAAGAACCACCAAAATATAACCCAATAATTGAGAATATTGTGTGTGATTGTAGACTTGTTATAAAGATTGAATTACCTTCTTTCCAAACAGATGTTTCATAGGTAGAACCAAATATCCACCAGCCTGAGTCAACCTCTTGCATTACCTGATAGACAACATTAACGTCAGTAAAGATAGGTGCAATGATAGGTACTACAATAATACTAAATACGCACATAATTGCGATAGCCCTTCTTGTGTGTTTCGTATGACTATCTGTAACATTACGAGCCTTATCCGTTTGTTTTGCTGCAAATCCTGCTCTTGCCATCAACATCTTTTGTCTTTCAGCTTCTGCTTGTCCTTTCTGTGCCATGATAGACATAATGCCACCTAGTACAGTAGAGCCAAGCATTGATATAAGTTCCATTGGTATCATTTTTCTATTAACCTTTGTTGTTGTCTTTCATTGTATTTTTCAGCACCACCACCAAACCATTGATAATATATAGGGCCTACTATAGGTAATTCTTTATATGTTTTGTCAAAATTAGGTTCTTGAATTTGAAAATTTATATCTCCAAATTCTGTGCCTAATTCTTGATTTGATAGTTTAATTGTTTCTACAATACCTTTATAAAATCCTTCAGGAATATTAAAAGGTGGAATTACATAATTTGCAGCAAAATCTCCAATATCTTGAGTTTGGTCTAACTTTTCAGCAGCATATTTATTAAAACCATAAACAGCAAGTAATTCTTCTACTGCATGATCTGTAAGTAATTCAGGTTCAAACTCCCTGCCTTTTAAAAAATCTTTTATAGTTCTTGTTCCTAAATTTGCTAAACCCATATAAGCTGCCAAAACAGTCATTTTTTCTGCTCCTTCTATTATATCTTTTTTATTTTTAGATTTTAGCCCTCTCCAAAGTTTCCCTAATCCTTTTCTTCTTTGAATATCTAATTGTTTTATAGTAAATGATTTAAGAGTATAAGCTAATCTTCCATTCGGATTATTAACATAAGGTAATGGCATTTCTAACATGGTGATAGGTTGTATTTCTGATAGTTCATTAAAAGAATGAAATTTTGTATTTTCAGTAAATTTACCTAATTTAAAATCTGCAATAATATCATCTATTAAACCTGGATCATAAGCATATAATTCTTCAAATTCTTTTCTAAATGCTTGTTCTCCTTTTGTTGTTTTCATTTTATTTACCGATTTCATAAAAGCAGCATTAATAAAAGTTTCTTTTCCTAAT